CTGGCGAAAGCCCTCTAATACTTCCAGTCGGTCAGTCATGCTGCGCCTCCATAAATGCAGTTATGAACGCAGCCGCGACTTGCGGGACGATGGCGTTGCCGTAGGCGCGCAGTTGGCCCACTCTGCCGGAAACCCCATCAGCCAGCGGGAAAAGTTCGGGTTCAGCCGGTATGCGGCGGGCTTTTCCGTCGAGGCATTCGTGCCAGCTTGCCAGACCACCCGGCCCAGAAGACCATTGTCCGGCACCGTCCCGACGCTCGCGCCATCCTTGTGGTCGCGGGTGGTCGGCGTCGGCCAGCCTGATTGCACCCCAATAGAGCCGCTGTCGGATGTGCGGCGCACCGATGCCCGCAGCGCACAAGTCGGCGGACCCGACTGCATATCCCAATGCTTCCAGGTCAGCGCGTACTCCGGCGAGCCAGTCTCGGCCAAGTTTGCTTGCAACCTGCTCTCCAAAGACGACTGAAGGTTGGCACTCAGCGATAAGCCTGCGCATTTCTGGCCAGAGGTGTCGCTCATCACTTGCTCCTTTTTGTTTTCCCGCTTGGCTAAAGGGTTGGCATGGACATGACCCAGTCCAAACAGGTCTAGCTGCCGGCCATCCGGCCAATTCCAGGGCATGGTTCCATCCTCCGATGCCGGCAAAGAAATGGACTTGGGCGCGATCACTCACATCGTTCGCGGTTAGATCGGCGATGCTGCGCTCATCGACATGCCCCGGCGGGATGTGATCGGCAGCGATCAGGTTGCGCAGCCAGGCCGCTGGATAGGGGTCAATTTCGTTGTATAGCGCGTCAGTCATGCTGCAACACTCCGACGATTTGGGGAAATACGCGGGCGATCTGGGCTGCGCACGCAGCAGCGATCTCGCGGTGCTCCTTCTGCGTCTCCGGGCCGGTGCGTAGCTGGCAGTAGTGGATCCACGACCGGATCGACCCGCTCATAAATATGGTGCTGCGAGTCAACCCCTCCGGCAGGATGGCGCGGGCCTGCTCCTTGGCGATGCCACGCTTCAGCGCCTGATCATAAATCTCGAACGCGCTGCCCATGACGGCCCGCTGCTTCTTAACCCACCAGTCATTGAGTTCTTTGTCGTCAGTTTCCAAGCTGTTTTGGCGGTTGGTGTGGTCCTGTAGCCGCGTTTCTCGCACGGCTCCGGTGGTTTCGGTTGCGCTGTACCGCTGGCTAAATTCCTGAAACGAAAACGACGAATGTCGCAAGATTTGCCGAAGGATATCCCGCGTGCTTGTGATCTTCACGGTCGCTGACACCATCTCAAACGGGCTCCAGTGCTTGTGCCGGATCAGATAGCTAATCAACCTGTCGTTGCCTTTTGCGTTCTCAGCGCTAGCAGGATTGGACACGCGCGCATAAAACGCGACTTGATCGCCCAGCGTTTCATCAGGCTCTGCGCCGATGCGGCGGCTGTAGCCGGCCAGTTTTACTTCTGCGTGCATTGTGTCCACTCCTCTGCAAACGCATCTGCATCTTCGCGGCTTGGCGCGGTCACGCAGCTAAGGATGTTGTTGCCCTCGCGGCAGACGACCGAATAGCCCTCCAGCGAATGGTAAATTTCCGCCGTTCGGTCGGCCTCAAGGCCGTAGTAAGTCGTAATTATCCCTGTCATGACGACGTGATCTCCATCGCTCGAACAACGGTTTCCATAGCTTGGCCGTAGTCCAGTCGTGCCAGCGCCGCGTCGATACGATCCGCGCATTCGCCTTCGTAATCTGGCGCGGTGTAATGCGCACGCGCTTCGTCCCATGACGCGAAACGCCGACAGCCGAGGGTGATCTTGACGCCATCATCCATCACCCAGGCCCAGCAGGTTCGGGCGGCATGACCGACGCGGGGTAATGTGATGAACCGCAAAGGCAGGTCCGCGTTCGTCATGTCCGCGCCTCTTAGGTCCGCGCCTTTCATCTCCGCGCCCAACAGGTCCGCGTTCATCAGGTCCGCGTTCATCAGGTCCGCGTTCGTCAGGTCCGCGTTCGTCAAGTCCGCGTCGGTCAGATCCGCCCCCGCCAGGTTCGCGCCCGACAGGTACGCGACTGTCAGGTTTGCGCCCCACAGGTTTGCGGCCCCTAGGTTCGCGACCGTCAGGTCCGCGTCCGTCAGGTCCGCCCACCCCAGGTTTGCGCCCCACAGGTTCGCGCCCCCCAGCTCCGCTTTCGTCAAGTCCGCGTTTGTCAGGTTTGCGTCTGCCAAGCCCGCGCCTCTCAGGTCCGCGCCCGTCAGGCACGCGCCCGTCAGGTTTGCGCCTGCTAGGTTCGCGCCTCTCATGTTCGCGCCAGCTAGGTCCGCGCCCCTCAGATCCGCGCCTTTCAGATCCGCGTCTATCAGGTCCGCGCCTGCAAAGCTCGCGCCCTTCAGATTTACGCCTTCCGGGTTCTCGTGCATTAGGGTTGGCTCCTGTATTTCAGTTTGTGTCATGACGACGCGATCTCCTCGCTGATTTCCATGCAGAGCACGCCTGTCTCCAAGTACATCTGCCGCTGGACTTTTTGGTCCCAGCGGGCGAGGAACTCTCGCTCGACCGGTGGGTGCAGTATTTTTGCGACGCCAGCTTGGATCAGTAGGCCTGCGCAATGGCTGCATGGCGGATGCGTAATATAGGCGGTTGCGCCATCGAGGCTTACGCCGCGTCTGGCGGCGTCTGCAATCAAATTTCCCTCGCTGTGGACAGTCATGGCCAATTTTACGTCCCGGTCGGCGTATCGGTCTGGGTGATCGACGACACCGCGTGGCAGGCCGTTATAGCCGGCTGCGATCTGGGCTCGATCTCGGACGGCGATGCAGCCAACCTTGGTGCTGGGGTCTTTCGAGCGGTCGGCATACGCCCTGGCGATCTTTAGCCAATGGGCGTGCCATGCGGGATTGGTTTCTATCATCGTTCCGACGCTAGTTTTTGCAGCCATTTCGGCATCTCCTCTCGTTTGACGTACACAATCTCTCGATGTTGATCGCACCAGACGCCGCCTTCACCGGCTTCCCTGTGGCAATACTCTACCGCTGGAGGGTTGCCTGGATCTATGCGTTTGACCCACTTACAGCTTCGCACCTGCGCCTCTGTTTTTTCAGGTGGAGGCTGGGTATAGGGCAAATACTTCTGCCTTTTTTTATTCTTGAGGCCCATGCGATAGGCTAAGCCGATAACCGCGTTTTTGGTCATCTGGTGGCCGGCGTCGGACAGGTTGCGGATGATCTCCTCAACAGTGCGGCCACGGTCATACCCCTCGCGAACGATCTCGCGCACGGCATCCTTGTGTTTGCGCGCGGCATCCTTCTGCTTGCGCGCGGCATCCTTCTGTTTGCGCGCGGCGTTGGCATCTACGACCCGTTTTTGTAGACCCAGATATTGGGCCTTCCGCGACACGCTATCACGGGTCCGTCCCATGTTCCTCGCGATTGCGCTGACGGTTAACCCAGGCGCAGGCCACATGCGTTCAAGGTGCTCAACTTCCTCATTGGTCCACTTCATAACAGAATAATTCCCCTATGTTTGCGTGGTATGATCTCCAAAAAACCGCGCCGCTCCGCCACTTTGATGCGCTTGTAAGCGGCTTGTTTGGTGATGCGAAGCGCCTTAGCAATCTCCTGCAAAGTCGGCGAGTGCTTTTCCGGGTGCCGTTCCTTCAGCACCCGGATGACAGCCATCAAAACATCTGTATCGGTCACAGGATGAACATCAGGCAGACGGACAGGCTAGCAATGAGCCACGCCAGTTCGAGGACGTTACAGAGCATTTTCATTTTCGCACTCCTAGCAATGGTGTTCCTCCAAGTTGATGGCGGAGGCCGAAGCCTCCGCGGGTTGTGAGGCTTCAGCGCGCCTCTGTTTCGAGATCGTCGCGAGCCGCCTCTTTGGCCTCGAACAGATATTTGAAGCGGCGGCCTTGCCAGAGCCATGCGTTGCGGTCGAGCGCTTGCGAGATGTAGCCCACGTGCTCGCCGTTGTAGGCGACACGATATTCGCCATCGTATCCGGCGCGGTGGAAGGTGGCATAATCTTTCATGGTCTGCGGTCCTCTCAGTGGCTGATGTTTTTAGCATTTTGAGGCTTTGCGGCTCGCACAATGTAACCATAGTGCGGCCTGTAATACGGAGCATTTCCAACGAAATGGCGGCTTTCGTAGTGGGTAGGCCTCCGCGACACTTGAACCAAAAGCCCGGCTTCAATGAGTTTCCGCATCGAGTTCCAGCGGCGGATGTTCCAGGTTTCCGTTGAAACCTCCCCTAGTTCTGCGGCGCGGAGTATGGCTTTATCTGTTTTGCCTAAACGCATCGTCTCAGTTCCTTGTTTGCGGCTGGTCGGCTCATTCCGTTTGCCATGTCCTTAATGTAAACCTTTCCGGACAAACGTCAACCTTTTTTCTGCGCAATCTCCAATATTTTTTCGCGTGCATCGTCAAAACCAGCGCCGACCACAACATCATCGCCGCAAACCGTGGTCAGGTAGTCGATCCAGTCGATCTGGGTTTTCGACAGCCTGCCGCCGGTGGATCTTTTCATCTCAATCCATAGCCGCCACTGCGGGACGTACAGATCAGGCACGCCAGACGTAGCGCCTTCCGCCTTCAGCTTTGCCGCAACGCTCAAGTGTCGGTGGCCACCATTCGGGATCGAGAATATGCGGACGCCGGCAAATGTCTGCCGGAACCACTGCACTAGCCGTCGTTGTTCTACATGCTCGTTGTCTGTTGCCATGATCTGCCTGTGATCCTTTTAAATTTTCCGTCCCGCTTGTAGGTGATTGATGCCGGCGGCCTGGCCGCGTTCATCGTGCCAGCAATCTCGGTCAGGTCCATATGCTGCCCAGCATCGACGCCAGAATTGCGGGCGATTTCGGCCAATATAGCCGCAGCCTTTTGCCCAGCATATCCTGGGTAGCCCAGCGTCAGATATTCGGTCACGCCAGAATCAAAAAGCCCCTGATGATAGGTCACGGCCAGCATTGGGTTGCCGCTGGCCCGGCTGACTTGCGTGCGCCAACGCCAGCGCTTGACCGGCATCGTCTGCGCCCCAGGCCCCATGATGTCCTGATCGCCCAGCTTAAATTCTCGCTTTGCCGGCGCCGGAAACGGCTCACCGCAGCCAATGCACTCGCGGGCGGCCAGCGGGTTGATCTCGTCACAATGTTTGCAAATTTTAATCGGTGCATCGCCAGTGCCGGCCTTGCGTCCAGGATCAACCGCCGTGATTGGCCCGTGTGTGGCCACCAGCCCGGCAAAGTCCAGCACCAGACAGTGATCGGTGTGGCTCTTGATCCGCATCCCGCGTCCGGCCATCTGAACATACAGGCTGACTGACAGCGTCGGTCGCAAAAATACGATGCAATCTAGATCCGGGTGGTCAAAGCCGGTGGTTAACACGTTGGCGTTGGTGACTGCGCGGATTTCGCCCGATTTGAAGCCATCCAGTATCCGGTCCCGCTCTTCTTTTGGCGTCGATCCTACCACAGTCTCGGCGGTCAGGCCGTGCCATGTGCGGAGAATGTCCCGCACCTCGTGAGCATGATCGACGCCAGTGCAAAAAAATAAAAGCGAGCGGCAATGATCGGCGCGCCGCATCGCCTCATGAACAGCGCCCATGGTGTCAAAATCCTCCAGCGCCTTTAGCAGGTCATCCTCGCGGTAGTCGCCACCGCGTTTGCGGACGCCTTCAACTGACATGCGGATGTCTGGCCGCTTTGATCGCAGCGGGGCCAGATATTTTTTGTGGATCAGTTCTTCCATGCTCGCTGGCTGGATCAGGGCCGAAAATAGCGCCGGCTCGTCGGTGATCAGGCCATGGCCCAGCCGATATGGCGTGGCAGTCAGGCCCACGACACGAAGCGCTGGGTTTATGGCTGTCAGATCGTCGATCAGCTTGCGATACCCGCCCTCCTGCCTGTGATTGATCAGGTGGCACTCGTCCACGATCACCAGATCAATGTGGCCAATATCGTCGGCTTTATTCCGCACCGATTGGATGCCGGCGAACGTGATCGGCTGGCCAATCTCGCGCCGATTGAGCCCAGCCGAATAGATGCCAAGCGGCGCTTCTGGCCAGTGCTCCAGCATCTTGTTGGCGTTCTGGCGGATCAGCTCTTTGACGTGCGTCAACATGAGGACGCGCGTTCCTGGCCAACTCTCCAGCGCGTCTTTGCACAACGCCGCCACGATGTGGCTCTTGCCGGATCCGGTCGGCAGTTCAAGGCATGGGTGGCCCTCAGAATGCTCCAAGAACCACGCATATAGCTGATCAATCGCCCTCTGCTGGTAGTCGCGCAGCATCGCGCACCTCCTTCACCGTCGCGCCTGGAAACGCCCGCCGGATCTCGCCCACCTCCTGCCGCGCGCAGGCATCGCCACCGGCGATTAGTTCCTGGCTAGAAAATGTAAAAGCGTCGGCCTCGCCGTTGCGAACGTCTACACCGTCGATGACGTAGACGGCTTCGTTCGGGTCGCCGCTATCCTTGATTGGCCACGGCACCAGATCAGGATGCAAGACATGCGCATGGCAACCGGTGCGCTGATGCTCAACCTCAACGTGATCAGCCTCCCACCGCGCGCAGGCCCATTTGCCGTCTTCGGTCGGCGTCGAGTGTGCGCACGTCCGGCAGTTGACCTCCTCGGTCAGCCGGCGCTCGTGGCAGAAACTGTGGGCGGGGCAAAATCTACACTTAAACCACGTCGGATCGGCGCTGATCGGGTCAGGCATACGCTCGGCCAGAGCCAATCGCCGACCACGGTCTAAAAGGGTCTCCGCCGCCTCCTGATCGTACTTAACCCGCTCGGTGTAGATGCGGTCATCGTCCTTGCAGACGGCCACATAAAGAGCCCGCTCAATGCCCGTGCCGTGCATGTAGAGTTGCATCTGGCACCAGTGCTGAGGCTTGGCGGCGAGCAGGCCTTTGCGGGTCAAATCTTCGAATGATTTGCGGTTGTGAGTCTTAAATTCGGCAATGTGCCTAGCGGTCTCCGCGCCCGGCACACCGCCTTCGATGATGCCATCGACCGACCCGCCGATATGCGTGCCGAACTCAATTCTGGTCTGGTCATACTCGGTTGCGCGGATGTTGACGCCAATGGCGCGCAGGTCTTTGACAATCATGGCCTCCTCGTTGTGGCCGCGTCGGAATAGCCGCCGCACCCGGCCCGGTATCTGTTCGCGGATCGCCCAGCGGAATGACAACCAAATCCACCGGTCACAGTGATGGCCAAGGATCGACGCGCCCAGGTGCGGGCGCGGTTGGTCGGCCTGTTTTTCGTGGTAGGCGTCAATAGCTAGAGCTACTCGGTCGATGCTGTCAGGCATTTTTGTCATAGTTATTGCCGGGGCTCTCGCCCCGGCTCCCTGTTTAGCGAGCCCACGGCGGGCTAGACGATTTGGCGGCTGGCGCGGCCTTGGCTGGCGCTGGCGCTGCCGACCGATCTGGCGCGGCGCTGACCAGTTTTTTCACTTCGTTTCTGCGACCGTATTGCGGATCATCCTTGATGATGACCGTTGCTTTTAGCCGACCGCCCAGTAACTGGTCGGTGTCATCAACCGGATCTACGCCGACCGCTTTCATCAGCTCGCCAAGCTGCCGCAGGCCGATGGCCGTCGCTGCCCAATTTGGATTGTCAAAGTTGATGTTGGTCCAGAGCACTCGGCCTTGATGCGTCGGGCCTGTGACGTCGAGCCTAGTCGCCATATACTGACCCGTTCCGGCCTTGGTCGTGCGCAAGTCAATGCCTTGCACTACGACGTCGTAAACGCCTTCGGGAATAGGCTCCATTGGACCGCGCTCATCGTCTTGCGGGATGTCCGCAAAGCTGATCGGGTTGATAAAGAAGGCCATCGTTTTACTCCTGTTCGATGGTGAATGATGGGCGACCGGGTTTGCTTGTGATCGCCTTGAGAAAAGGTGTTGTGACCTCTGGGTCGGTTGCTTTCCAGACGGCTAAGTCAAGATCCGGCTTCCAGCGAAATAGCTTGGCCAGATAATTTTCCAGGCCATGCTCTGCCGCAATCTCTTGCGCCAGATCGCCATCGACCTTGCGCCCGATCCGACCGACCACTTTGATTTTGTGCCCGCCGTCAGTCTCGGTGGTCGCTGTACCATCCAGTGTGTCTGGCACGCCCAGCAGCGAAAGCATATGGTCCTCCAGCTTGCGGCGACGCTCGACGGCCTCGCGCTCGGCTTCTTTTGCTGCGATCCACTCGGCAGCGGTAGTGTCCAGGTCCAGGTTCATTTTATCCTCCGATTTTCTCGATGATCGCGCCGAGGTCCGGCGCTTCCCAGGCTTCCAGCTTTCCGGACCTGTCTTTGGCCTGCCACAGGCCATCGGATTGGCACATCAAAGCCCGCTGGATGTTGCCGTCCGTGTCCTTTTCGACCCGCAACGCTAGCACCAAATCGAAAAAGTAGGGCAGCGCTTGGCCGGTTTTCTGGCCCGGCATGGATGGGCTGTAAAGCATCCGGCCCATTTCATCCTGGCTTTTGTCCAGTTTGCCGGTGAATAGAACGTGGCGCGGCAGGTCCCGGAACGAGCGGACGACCTCGGCCATGGTCGTCTGCATCTCGCCATATGCCTGACGCGGGTCTTTGCTTTTCGCCTTTTCGGTGGCCAAGCAGACCTCGGCGATCTCGCTGATGCTGTCGAGCGCCACGCTATCAAAGCCTTTGGCCTCATCGCTGCCGGTCAGCCATTTGTAGGCTTCCCGCAGCGTGTCCATGCCGTCGATCTCGATGAACGGCAGGTTGCTATCGCGGATCGACAATAGGCCAGCCTCAGCGGAAAGAATGACCGGGTTGGGCATCGTCGGGATCAGGCTTGTTTTCCCGGCTCCGGCTTGGCCGTAGACCAGGACTTTGACGTTACCGGCTCTTGTCGAGCCGGTGTTTTGTAGATTAATTGCCATGTGGCAGATCCTCCGTTTGGCTGGTGGGGAAAGGGAGGCGCTAGCGCGCCTGTTTCCTGATGCAAGTTCCCAATTCCGCTGCCTTACGTTCGGCGTCTGCTTTCGCCTCAGCAAGCGTGTTGCCTTTTCCCGTAACGGTTAGGCCGTTAAATGTCGCGGCTTTGTAGGTCATCGTCTCAGTTCCTCGTTTGCGGCTGGTCGGTTAATTCCGTTTGCCATAGGTTGAATATAGGGATTGACTGCATTCGCGTCAACACCTAAGTTTAAAAAAATCAGCAATGAGGAGAAAAAAAATGACCACCGCCGA